TCCATATAGGCTTCTGTTGCATCGTAGTTAGTTGGTTTGGTCGGACGAGTTGGTTTCTTTGGCAACTCCTGCGATTTCTCTTGCGAGGGAACCGAAGGTTCATCACCAGAAAGTGATTTTGCTACTTGTTTCAAAACATTAGGATTCTCCTGAATATACTCCGCTATTGGAGCAATTCGATCATAATCAGCTAACTTTTGATTCGCAGTCTCAAATTCACTTGCCTTTTGGTCATACCGTGATTGCCAATACTGGTATCGACTTTGATCTTCACCAGCATTCTCGGGCAATTCAGGATCAGGTGCATTATTAGGCACTAATGCATCATCAAATGCATCTAATCCTACTGGGGGCTCACTTTCAACATTTGATTCATTTCCCCAGAACTCCTGTTCTGGTTCAACAACTTCAGCAACGTCTACTTGTGGGTTTTCGTCTATCATATTTTCCTCCTTCCCATTTGTCTAAGAGACAGCAATGGGATTTATTGATTGTGATTTGACTTCCCTGTTTTCTTTCTTAACCTCACTTAACTCATCACCTAAACGAGCCTCAAACAGCTGTGCTGCTTTTTCGGTCTTTTGAGCTGAATTTGTAAGTTTAGTCTTAAATTTTTCTACCTCAACACGTTTCCTGTCAGAAGTGGACTCTCTTTGAGCTGTCTGCAGGTCACCTTTGAGTGTTTTAATTTCTTCTTCTTGAGCTTCTAGTTGCCCTTGCATCTGTTCTATCATTCCTATCCGCTTTAGAACGCCCTCGGTATCTGCAACCTCTGTCTGCTCTAGAACTTCTTGTTGATCAATAATACCTTTTTCATACAATGTCATATAATAATCAAAACGAGCCCATCTATTTGAAGGTAATGTACTTCCGCTTACTACAATAAGATCATAATTGCCTATAGTTACATCATTCATTCTTCCTATAACTTCATTCGTAAAATCATCATATATAGGACCATTAATCGTTTGCTCAGTCTCTCTTCCATCTGGTTTCATAATTCTGACAACTTTCTCGTCTGTATAAGTCTGCTGAATTAATTTTACAATAACCTTACCCATTTGATTTAGGACCGCATCAATATCGTCTAATTTTGATTTAATTCTTCTTTGGGCATATTCATCTATAGCAACTGTACCCTTGTATGTAGAAGGAGCAGCTGACGGATCACCATGTTGTAATGGATGAATTCCTAAAATGTGATATATACTTGTTTTTGCATCTTCTCTGTTTTTATACAACTCGTTAGGCAGGGGAACAGGACCAGCAACAATAGGTTGACCTAATTCGGGATCATATTCTATCACACCAGTACCTGCTCTTGACCATTCTTCTTCGAGCTGCTTTCTATTCATAGAACCTCTAGGAATGAGAAGCTTAGTATTCGTGGAAGAACTTGCATGAGCGACAATTAATGACGTTATCTTATTGATATATTCTTGAATTGGTTTAACAAACCTCACATCGCTCATAGGGTAAGGATTTCTATTATGCCTATTCATTAGAGTAACAATAGGATATTCATCTATATCCATTATATGCATTGCAAGCATCACCCTGCCAACTGATAATACTCGTTTAATTCTTGGAACTATAACCTGATTGCAAACAACAACACCTTGTTCAACCATGTCCTTCATAGATACTATAGTTATTGTTGTTTCAGACCCTGGAATAGCATCTTCATGCTCTGGTCCAGGCATCATTGTTGGTTGACCAGTGGCTGGGTCCATCATCATATGAAATGTACCGCCAGTTTGTTCATGTACCTGCATCAACTCTTGTACTTCAGGTTTGGATGTTATATGAGATAATTCTCCAGCATTTTCTATAATTACAGCTGGTTGTTGAAGAAAAGCATTATAATCTTCTTCGTCATGTATAAATTCGTTCCCATTGGTTTTATCGAGACAATGCCAGAATGGAAGATTAACTTTTTCATATCTATCTATAACCTGATAAGTCTTAACATCCGTCTCTTGCGTTTGTGGACCTATCCTTTGATCTTCAGCGGCATCTCTAGTTGTTGCTGGATATCTCTCATCGGAAGATTGAACCATCCCGTCAAATAGTCTATTACCTTCTGCATCTGGTTTCATTATTTGAGGATACATGGTTTGTACCTGCTCTTCTGTAAATATCCTGGCGATAATAAGATTAGCAGAATCTCTACAAAATGTATCCCTGGAAGACGGGTCTACAAACAGGTCAAGGGGGTCAATACTTTTAAAGCAGACTTCACCTCTACCAAAATCCATCATAGGGTCCACATAAGCCTGCATGACCCCCATGCCTTTAACATAGTAGTCGTCAATAACCTGTTTTAGTTCCACATTCCCATTAGATTTATCCCAGATGTAAGACATTATATCTGAAAAAATTCTACCAATCTTAGTATCACTGTCATCTCTGCCAGTAGATTGAAATTTTGGTTTATTTGCTGTAAGGAGGGCTTTTGCTTGTTCTACAGCTGGATGTACAATATTATCAACAATAGCTGATTGCGCTCTGTCTTTTAATACTTTTACTTGATCGCTAGTCCATTGAGAGTTATTTCTGAATTCATCATCTTCCATAGCAGCAGTAGCCCAATTGGCTCGCTGCCCATGATATTCATTTAATAGGTCTTCAGACTTGACTACTTCTTTGTGGACATTTATAGGCATTAAATTGCCTGGAATCTACAAAATGGGTACTGGGGGGTATCAACACCTAAGCAATAAGCCAATCATTTATTCTTGAACGCACATTTCCCAATAGGGGCTTTTGTTCGTCTTGTGTTTCATGATAAGGTGTATAAGAGCCTTTATTCGCATAAAAGAAGCCGTCTAATAAATCATCATGTTTACCACGTGGAAATAAAAGAAGTTCGTTTAGGAGGTCTTGCATCGTTTTTTTCATATGTACCTGACCACGTGCAAAAATAGGCTGTAAGCTCTCAAGTCGCCTAGATTTGTTAGTCCTAGGGTTTTCCTTAATATTAAGACCAGGAATGAACAGATTTTCATCATCGCACCTTTTTATTACATATTCCCTAAGCATCTCCTGATACCCAACGCTTTCTATCCTAGTTTTCTGAGATCGATACTTTCTGAAATTATCTACAATAGCTTCTGCTAAATTTAAGGGAGTAGCCCTTTTTCTATAGTAGGGAAGCACATACCTGTTCCCTTCTTTGTCTACACCTAGATTAAAAATGACTGAATAATCTGCTGTTTGCTTTGTACTAGATGCAGGGTCTACTCCCGTAAAAATGTTTATAGGAATTTGCTTCTTTTCTGGATAAGTCATATTAAGATAAGCATCTTGATTGCTATCCAACGACACTTCTCCTTCATAATAGCGAAAATCATCGGCTCTGAACAATTGATCTTCATCACCAACAATTTCACACATATATTCACGATAAAACACAGATAATCTATTTATAGACTCTAATTCCTTCTTTTTTTCAAGAAGTTTCTTTATAGACCACCATTCTTCCCACAATGCTGTTTTCTTGTCAATATCAGGTTTATACGTAAGATTTGTCCATCCATGCATTTCCTTTAGTGTTTCAACCATGCAGCGTTGATGCTGCGGAGTTCCAATAACAATAAGTCTACCCTTAAAGGGGTCAACAGAAGGAATTGCTGATTGCAATAACCATCTTAGATTAGTTTCCATTGCTTCTGCTGTTTTAGTGTTATTTTCATCTTCAGGATCGTCTATAATAATAAGGCTAGGGCGTTGGTTCCCGATTTTTATTCCTCTGATTTGCTGACCCGTTCCCTTGCAAATTATCATTGACCCATCTTTTAACTCTATTTCTGCTTTTGACCAACTTTTTGCTGAATGCTGTCCCCAATATCCAAACATCTGCCTGCATTGTTCACTATAGTCTAATGTGTCTTTTATTAAACCAAGGAGTTTAACTGCATGATCCTGTGTTCTAGAGACAAGAACAATTAGTTTTCTACCTTCACCAAAAAATAAATGATGTAATGGGAGTACCCCTCCAATAATGGAACTTTTAGCATGCCCACGTGGAGCCACTATATTAATTTGCTTATCATCGGGGTTCATGAGATAGTTGCACATATCATAATGAAAATCAGGCGATTTAGCTGAAAACATAGAAGGAATACATATTTTCCCAAAAAGCATCATATCATGACGCATTTTTTGTAAAATTTCCTTATGTCGTTGTTCGTTAATAATCTACTCCAAAATATCCAGTTACATTGTCTTCATAAGCGGATAATTCCATATCGTTAGCAACATCCACTAATACCCGCATAAAAGACTCTAATTTCTTTATATCCTTCTCAGGAGCAGTGACAACAACGTGTTTTTTGACAACTTTAGGCTTTTCAACATCATTTTGTATAGTTTCAAGCATCTTGTTTCCTCTCGATCTTTAATTTGCGACTTTCTTCAGATTCTATTTCGTCAAGTATCTTTTTCGTAACATCTATCTGTAAAGTGTCTGTTTGTTGGGTTTTCCCAGGAAGCATGTCCATAATGCGAATATATTGTTCTGCTCCTCTTAACATATTTGATGGATCACCGTTTTGCCTAGCTAATTCAATAGCTGAAGCTATAATATCAAGCACATCTCCTTGATTTAGCTCCTTTTCGTCTAAATATTTTTGTATTTTGGTATCTACCATGCCTTTTATTCTCTCCTGTTTAAAAAGTCTTTTGGCTGTAGCACCTGGATCAAGCTGATCTGGGCGATATGTCTTGCCAATCTGCTGCCAATCTATCTTTCCAGTACTTAGCATCATATTAACATATAGGCTTACTGCGTTTTTTGTACGCGTCATAGCCGCTTCACGCTCTACCCAGGGTCTAGTCCCAGTTTGCGAAAATTCGCCAGTTAGCTTATGGTTTTCGTACGTTAAAGTGGCTTTAGGGGTTAGCCACATCCTACCATATGGGTATATTACCTGGGTGCTGTTCTTATATTTACAAATATCGAGACATTCCGCTACATATCCGTCGTCCGAAAGTCCTAATTCGCCCTTTTTAGCCCTTTTCCAGTGAGTATAGCTCAAATTACGCTCCTTAGCCTCCAGCTCAGTCATAATGGGGTAAGTAACATCGTCCCAATTATTTATTTTTAATTTTCGAGTAATGAAGTCCATTAGTGTACACTACGTAATAGTATATAAATCACAATAGAACACTACTGTAGTGTATACAATACTGTAAAAAACAACCAAAGTAGGGCGATTGTCAAGTCTTTTTTTAATCATAATCTTCATTTGCATAAAAAATATCTATATCCCCGTGTAATATAAGCTCTTTTAATATCTCTATCCTATCCTCAATTGCGCATTCTGCATCCGTGAACTGGAAAACTATTAGTAACTCTTCATACTCCCTATCATTTAAGTCAACAAACTCGAATTGACGTGTATCAGTATTCCACCGCTCAATTTTCATAACAAATAGTACAAATGCACCGAATGGATACTCAAACCAATTTTGAAAATTTGCATTAGAGTGTGTGTGTGGGATATATAGTGTAACCACTCCCCGCCCGTTAGGGATGGTGGGGGTCTTAGTGTGTTGAGTTTTCTCGGTTCCAATAGTGTATGCTTACTCTGTTCTCTTCTTATGCTCTCTTCGCACAGCAGGATGAGAGCAACGAAGGTGGCGAGCCACGCGAACTCATAAGCATACACTATTGAATACAACATCCCGAGCAAACACACCACACTGCAGACACCCAGCATATCCATCCCTAAGGGCACCCCTTTTATTCTCTGGTTTATTCAATAACAATAACAATAAGGAGTAAGTATGAAAATCAGGATTAGTGGTAAGAAGTTTGGAGAGCGTAGTGTATTGAACAGTCAAGCGTTGAATGCATATAGTCCCGAAGAGCGTCAGGCTATGTTTGACTCTGCTGTCGGTGTATCCATCTTTCTAAAGGACCAAAGTAGAGAAGACCAAGCAAAGTCTGTCTTAAAAGAGTTATGTGCCCATTTTAAGGGTGAAGTATACTCTAAGGCATCTGAGTTTGGTTGGGTCGTTGGTCAGGAGTTGGAGCCAACAAGGGATGATTATGACGCTATAATGGAGTTGATTGGTCAGTAGTGTTGGTTGGGGTATGCGAGAGTGTACCCCTTTAAATCCTTGCATTAAAAAACGCTAATAAACACAATAGGGAGTATATTATGGAATTGTATCACGCAACAGAGTTATCTTGGGTATTTGTTTGGATGGGACGTTTAGACAACCTTATAACCGTAGATCGTAGTAAGTATCAGACTCTTCATGAGGCTATGTCTCAGGCACGGAAGGAAGTGTCTTGAAGTAGTATTAATGCGACTTTTGGTCCCCCATCTGGGTGGGGACTGATAAGTGCGTTAGGCTTTCACCAGAGTTGGTGATGTAAGTCCATTGATTTATAAATAACCCAGTAAACTTATATTCGTGAAGTTCAAATACGTCACCAGGTAGACTGGAGTAGTTGGCTCTGCTTACGTGTTGTGGTTAGCGAATTAAAATAAAGTATAGTCGAAGTAGGACCAGAATAACCAATAATCTGCTTGCCTGCGTAATAATGGCTGAACAATGGGAGACTTTAATACCACAATGCTCCCACGATCATTCGGAAGTTAGTCTGGCGTTGGACACGTGCTGGGTTTTTGGTTGTCAAAAGCCCCACGATTCAATTTCTCGGAAATCTAACATCCGATTAGAGAAAAGAACCTTTTTTATTAAAGGGCTCTTTTAATAAGGTTTGCCCAGTACCTTTCGGCGTTTACAGCTGATAAAACTGGGCTGATCGTTGTACAATACCACAGGTGTGAAACAATACTATTGAAGTTCGCAACCGATTAGTAGGTGTCCACCTGTGGATTAATTTTCAGACATAAACCAAGGAGCAATAAAATGCAATATTACATTTGTGAATTATGT